CAGTCCTGCTGCCGATCCTCCACCGCCGGGGTGCCGCGGAAGCTCCGCTCGACCACCAACCCGTATGGTCCCGGGCACCACTGGGTGAAGGCCAGGTTCATCGACCCAGCCGCGCGTGGCACCGTCATCACGGACGAGCGCGGGAACCAGCGTGTGGCATTGCACGGGCACTGGTCCGAGAACGTGCACTTGGTGGCCGCGGATCCCGGCTACATCACTCGCCTGCTCTCCGCGACAGACGACGATCCTGACCAACAGGCTGCATGGGTGGATGGATCGTGGGACATCGTGGCCGGCACCTTCTTCGGCGGATCGTGGTCGAGGGTCCACCACGTCCTGCAGGCCTTCGAGATTCCCGCCACCTGGCCGATGGACCGCGCCTTCGACTGGGGATCGAGCAAGCCGTTCTCGGTGGGCTGGTGGGCGGAATGTGACGGGAGCCGCGTGACGCTGGCTGACGGCGCTCAGCGCACCTTTCCCCGTGGCACACTGATACGCGTGGCTGAGTGGTACGGCTGCCGACCCGGGAAGACCAACGTGGGGTTGCAGATGGAGGGCGGCGACATCGCCCGCGGCATTCTTGAGCGTCAGAAGTACGCGTGGCCCAAGCGCATCATCGCCCCCGGCCCGGCCGACAGCTCGATCTTCGACGTGCAGGATGGTCACAGCATCGCCAGCAGCTTCGAGAAAGCGGGCGTCACGTGGACCGCGGCGAACAAGGGACCAGGCTCGCGCAAGAACGGCTGGCAGCTGATGCGCGACCGGTTCGGGGCGGGGAGGCCGAAGAAGGACCGCGCCGGGAATACCCTCCCGCTCGAGGAGCCTGGCCTCTTCATCTTCGCGAACTGTACCAACTTCATCCGCACGGTGCCGATGCTGCCACGCGACGAGAAGAAGCCCGACGACATCGACACCAACGCCGAGGACCACGTGGCCGACGAGTCCCGGTATCGCGTGCTGGCGCCGCCAGCCCCACTGCTGGAGACCGGCACGATCAGCATGTAACCGTGGACTTCCCCGGGGCGATTCCCTATCTTGCCCCGCATTCCGTTTGACGACTTGTCACTCGCACTGGCGAGGGCCGCCCCTGAATACCTCGGACCCCACTCTCGTCAACTACACCCGTCCGGAGGTCGTCGCCGCGCAGAAGCCGCTCGACCTCATCGACGATCTGCTCGGCGGGCCGGAACGCATGTGGGAGGTCTCCCACCAGCGCAGCTACATCCGGAAGTGGGCCGACGAAAGCCGCAACGTGTACAACATCCGCCGACAGATCGAAGAGCTGTTCGAGGGTTTCAAGCGCGTGCTCTCGGCCGGCGTCGGGATGCTGTTCGCGAAGCCGCTGCAGATCGACTATCAGGGCTCCGAAACCGCGATGACGCCGATCTGGGAGAACATCGACGGCCGTGGCACTGCGGGCCCGGTGTTCGCCAAGTACTACGCCAACGCAGACCTGAAGCACGGCTACGGCATCATCCTGGTCGACCATCCGCCATCTCCTGGCGATCCCACCTCGAAAGACGAAGCGACGTTGAACCTGCGGCCCATGGTGGCGCTCTACTCGCGCCGGCAGGTGATCAACTGGTTTCACGAAGTGATCGACAACGTCCAGACGCTCACTCTGCTGGTGCTGCAGGAGTCGGCGGCGGTGCGGACCGGCTCGTACGGCATCGAGAGCGTGCAACAGTACCGCGTGCTGCGCCTGGGTGAGATCGTCAACGAGAAGAACGAGTCGATGGGCCGCGGCGCCTCGTGGGAACTGTGGCGCGAAGCGGGCGAAAAGCAGGGCGGCACGCAGGGCTTCAAACGGGTCGGTCGGGGCGTCTTCTTGAACCGCAACGGCAAGTTGTGTCCGCGCATTCCGGTGGCCGGCGACTACGACCTCGTGAAGGAGCCGCCGCTACGCGGCGTGGCATACGCGAACCTCGGGCACTGGCGCCAGGCCACCAACCTCCGCTTCTACAAGGAGGTGGCGGCGTTCCCGCAGCCCGTCGTGACGGGGCAGCTCGCTCAGGAGTCGGACGGCCAGGGCGGCACCCAGCCAGGCAAGCTCAAGATGGGTCCGATGGTGTGGATTCACGTTCAGGGCGAGGGTGCGTCCGTCACGTATGCGGCGCCGCCCACCGAGGCTTTCCAGCCGCTCGAGCAGGGGATCAAGGAAAAGCTCGAACAGATGGGCCAGCTCGGCCAGCAATTCCTGATCTCCGATACCCGCGCCGCCGAGACCGCGGCGGCGCACCGACTGGATGCGGCGGCGGAGAATTCAACCTTGGCCACCGAAGGCCAGGCTGTCGAGGACGTGCTCAACACCATGCTCGAGCTGATCGCATGGTATATGGGCATCGACAAGACCAAGGCGCCCACGGTGACCATCAGTAAGGACTTCGACGCGACGACGATGTCGCCCGAAGTGATGACCGCCTACGCGGCGCTGGCCCGCGACATGGGCCTGCCGGACATGGTGGTCTTGAAGGCGCTGAAGGCGGGCGGTAGGATTCCGGACGATGCGAACCTCGAAGAGCTGGAGTTGGAAATGAACGTGAACCGTGAAGCCCAGCGCCAGCAGGAAGAGGACCAGCGGTCCGCGGAGATGGAGCGGCTGCAGCAGCGCAGGCCCGCGGCGTGAGCGGAGCCTTCAGCGAGATTGAAGCTGACGCTGAAGTCGCTGCGGCCTACTTCCACCGGCTGTTGGACAAGTCGGTCGAGATCCAGGCGGCGACCAAGCTCACGTCCGACTACATGGCAGCCCGCATGGCCATGCAGAAGGCCAAGGAAGTCGAGATGGAGCTGGAGGCTCGCCGGCTCGACCTGCCGCCCACGTGACCGAAGCTGAACGCCGCCTCTACGAGCGTATCCGGCGACGCGCGGGCATGGCAGAACCCGAGGTGGCGCGGCGCATCCTGCGGGCCTGGGAGCTTATCCGCACCAGCATGACCGAGGCCGAGTTGCGCGCCGCCATTCAGAGCGGCGGTGCCGACGCGCTGCTGAATCACATCGCCGAGTTCGAGCAGCGCATCTACGGCGCGCTGAGCGGCACCATCAGAACCAGCACGTTCGAGACCGCGCAGTCGATGACGCGGCTCACCCCGCACGGCCTGGACATCACCTTCGACCAGCTCAACCCCCGGGTCACCGACGCGGTGCGCAACCTGAATACTCGGGTGATCACGACGCTGAACGAACAGATCCGCGACACGGTCCGTCAGCACATCGACCGCGGGTTACAGGATGGCGTGAGCCCCCGCGAGATGTCGGTCGGTCTGCGCCAGGTGATCGGGTTGGCGCCCAATCAGGAACTGGCCGTGGTAAACTTCGAGCGCGCGCTGCGTGGCCAGAGCGACCGCAGCCCGTTGGACTATCGGCTTCGAGACCGGCGCTTCGACCGGACGTTGAGCCGCGTGGGGCAGTTGTCGGACGAGCAAGTCGAGAAGATGGTGACCGCGTACCGTCGCCGGTTCGTGGCCTTCAACGCCGAGACCAACGCCCACACCGCTGCGATGGACAGCGTGAAGCTGGGCCAGAAGCTGGCGTGGGACGACGCGATCGCGCGCGGTGACGTGGAGGGCGGGCAGCTCGACAAGGAGTGGGTGGTGGTGGGCGGACCGGCCGGCGACGGCCGCAACCGACCTGAGCACCTCGAGATGCATGGCGAGCGCGTGCGCTACGACCAGCCGTTTTCCAACGGGCAGATGGTGCCAGGCGAGTCGGACTTCAACTGCCGGTGCATCGCCCGGTACATCCTCAGGCCGGCCCCCAAGCTGGAACTCGTCGGCGCCAACTGATCACCGCTCTTGCATTTCCAGGACCGATACCCCTATAATTGCCGCTACATCGTAGAACCGACTGTCCATCGTTTGACAGAGTCCCGCACACAACTCTGAGGGTTTTCGATGGCGCTGCCGACGTACAAGGCCGAGAAGGACATTCCCAAGGGCTTCGAGGAGCTCTACGAAGAGATCGACGGGGAGTGGAAGCCGAAGGACTCCGGCGTGGAGCACCAGGAGGCGCTGCAGAAGGAACGCGAGAAGCGTGAGGCGGCCGAGAAGAACGCGAAAACGGCGGCCAAGGCGCTGAAAGACAAGGAACGCGAGATCGAGGCCGGCAAGAGCGGCGTCACCCAGGAGACGGTAGACAAGATCAAGGCCGAGGCCAAGGCGGAAGTCGAGGCGGAGTACGGCCCCAAGGTGGCGGATCGCGACAAGCTGGCGGCAGAGAATCGGGCGTTTCGTCTGACGGACGTGATCGGGAAGATGTTCGTGGAAGGCAAGGGCATCCCCGAGAAGAACGCGTCGTTCTGGAAGCTGCACGGCGACGAGTTCGACCTGACGGACGATGGCAAGCCGATGGTGAAGGGCAAGCCCGGTCAGGACGTCAAGAAGCACGTCGAGACGCTGATGAAGACCGTGCCCGAGTGGGTCCAGGGCACCAGAGCGACCGGCAGTGGGCAGACGGGCATGCTGTCGAAGCCCGCCGAAGATGCCGGAGGTGATGCTGACAAGCGCGTGCTGAACCCCGCGGCGCTGTTGGCGGAAGCGAATATCAAGGCAGCGTAGCACCGTCGGGCCGGCGCGATGCCGGCGGGTGGCGACCCGAACCGCGGACTAGCTCACCTCACGAGCTGCCAGGCAGCGGTTGGGCCAGCGTAGCGCCGAAGGGATTTCGG